GAATAGTATCTAATATATTTCGAAGACCCTATGCACATACTTTAGTAGCACATACTTAATATAGTATAGGCTTATTCATTATTCATTTTTATTTGAAGATATATATACGTGCCTATAAATAAGAGGATAAGGGGAGTCACTACCCTTTGCTTATCCTTACTCATTTGAACTAATTAATTCAATGTATGCACATACGCGTATTGACATATATGTATGTACACAGGTTTAGTTATTTTAATTTGCACTCCACCCATGCGTTTCTTGTGGTACTATGGACCCCATTTGATTTACATATCCCGTACCCGGTTTTATTATTCACCCTAGAGTAGGCCACGCTGCGACTCACTAATTCGTCTCGCTACATAATACTATTATTATCTTTCCTCTGAAACCCAATACAGGTAACAACTACCTATCAAATTATTTGAACAAAAGATACTGCAGTGTTCAAATTATTAGTACAATTACCTTAAATAATAGTTGTATAATAAATTTGTTAATGTTCAAATTATTAGTACATTTGTGTTATGAGTATCACAAGCTATCCAACATATGACTATAATCCATTTAGAGTAGACCATCAGCAGTTCAGGAATATACCTAAGGTTGATTTGAAGTCAGGTGAGGTTAAGTATAATGTTGCAGACTTTGAGAGTCATGTTAGAATATATAGCAGTGCTTTTGAGGATTTGAGTGAGTTGAACTCTATGGCTATCAAGATATTGACTTATATGTTTAGGGAGATTGCTGATGACATGGTTAGGTTAAATGTACAGGAGTTGATTGCTGAGTTTAAGCTTAGCAGCAGAGGAACGGTCTATAGGGGGTTAATAGATTTATTGGATAAGAAGTTTATGGTAAGGAAGGCCGGCACTGATTACTATTTTATAAACCCTGCTAAGATATATAAGGGTTCAAGGTCTAAGTGGTATCATGATACTTGTGAGTTTGACAAGGATAACAATATAGAGAAGATAAGAACATTTGAAATACCTAAAAGCAAATTAAGATGAGTTTAGTTAAAAAGATAGTTATAACAATAGTTGTGTTACCTTTATTAGTATTAATGTCAGCAGCTATTGCTATTATAGATGCAGTAGAGAGCTTCTGTAAATATATATATTATTCAATAAAAGAGATATACGAATGAACTGTTACATCTGCAACAAGCACGTTCACAAGGCTTTAAAGTCTAGTGGGATAAGTTTTGGATACTGTGATGAGCACGCTCATACTGTACAGATAGGTGTTGTTAAATTTATACTACACCATACTCTAGCTCAGTTAAATGAGGACAAGATAAGATACTATGAGGCACAGAAGGGAGCTGCTTCTATTGAGTTTAACAAACAAAAAGAAATGCTTAATGAGTTATTCGACGAGGACCAATACACGGAACAAGGCTTCTAAGAAACCTAAGACAACTAGAAGTAGCACAAAGAAGATAACAAAAGAATCGTTACCTGATATGTTAAAGAAGACTCAGGTAGTGTTTAACAGATATATAAGAAATAGGGATGAGGGGTTACAATGTATTTCTTGCGGAAGTAATGCCGGCAATCAGGCAGGACACTATTTCCCGGTAAAGGGATTCTCCGCTTTGAGGTATGACGAATGGAATGTAAATTTGCAATGTGCAGGATGTAACTTATTTTTACACGGTAACCAGGCAATGTATAGAATAGGCCTTGTAAATAAGATAGGTGAGAAAGCAGTTAAAGAGTTGGAAGGTATAGCCATAAAGAATAGAGTTAAGAAATGGTCTATAGAGGAGTTAAAAGGAATAATTAAAAAGTATGATATATGAGTTCAGCTTGGCAAAAAAAAGAAGGTAAGAATCCTGAGGGAGGTCTAAATGCAAAAGGTAGAGCTTCCTATAATAAAGAAACAGGTGGCCATTTGAAAGCTCCTGTTAAGAGTGGTACTAATCCTAGGAGGGTATCTTTTGCAGCTAGATTTGCTGCTATGAAAGGGCCTATGAAAAAACCAAATGGAGAGCCTACTAGAAAAGCATTAGCTTTGAAGGCTTGGGGATTTGGTAGTGTAGAGTCTGCCAAGAAATTTGCTAACGCTCATAAAAAGAAATAGTATGAAAAATAGTCTAGCAGGAAGTAAGAAGGGTAAGTCAGAGTCGGCTAAATACTTTCAAAACAATCCTGAGGCTCGTAAGAAAAAGAACGAGTATAATAAAGAGTATCATTCTTCTGACGAAAGAAAGAAGTATCGTGTAAGGCTAAATAAGGCCAATAGAGACGCTGGAACTTACGGTAATAAAGATGGTAAGGATATGAGCCATACTAAGTCAGGAAAGGTTGTTAGCGAATCTCAAACAGCAAACAGAGCTAGGAACGGTAAGGATGGAGAATCAACTAAAAAATAAAACATGACACCAAGAAAAGGACACATAATAGTTAAAGCTTATTTAGAACAAAAAGAAACACATAAAGTAACAAGACCTGATGGGTCAGTTGTTCAGTTGTATATAGGTAGAAAGTTTGGGGAGAACAGTAGAGAGATAAACCCTACTGTATGTGAGGTGATATCTAAGGCTGATGATATAGACCAAGTAGATGTAGGAGATATTGTTATTGTACATCATAACATGGTTGTTAACGATGCTATTAGAATAGAAAAGAATATAGATGAGCAGACTGTAATACTAACGCTGTTCTGTAATAATTTATTGTACGCAAAGATTAACAAAGTTACAGGGGAGCTAGAGCCTATCTATTCAAACTGTATAGCAGAAAGAATAATGATAAAAGAGCAGACTAATATCTTAACAACCTTTGAACGTAAGGATGACCATAAATTTAAGATAGTATCTACACCAAAAGACTTTACTAGAGTTAAGCCAGGTGACAATGTACTATGTTATAAGTATAGTGATTACGAGATGGTATATCATTTTAATAACATAGAAAGAAGGGCTATAAGAATTTGGGGTGAAGACATACTTGGAGTATTTAATTAAGATTGTTACTTTTGGTATATGACAGCAAGAGCTATATACCAATTACTAATAATTAATTCTACGAAGGCTATTCCATTGGTTGCGGATGTTTATGATATATCAAACCTTAAGAATGAGAAAGATGTAACACCGGGTATATTTTTGTTATTCAATTCAAAGAATGTCTTATCAAGGTTTGGCTGCTCGTATGACAATGTAATTGAACACGCAATAAATAATTCACATGATGAGTCTATATATGGGTACTATATAATATCAGATGTTAATAACCCATTGAGTAGCCAGGATATAGATGACATATACGAAAACATATTAGAAGGTTATTTCCATATAGCCGTACTAGGTAAGGAAGCGGAAATACCAATAGATATAATATTAAACTAATGACTATAGAACAAGAGTTGAAGCTATACAAGACAGACGGAATGTTTGCCTTGTATTTTGCTTTAAATAGAAAGCTTAATGAAGTATCAAGTAATCTTAATTCATTTGAACTTGACTTGACTGCAGATGATAAAACATTTGAAAGGTTTATCAAGTTAGCAGCAGCCTTAAAAGAAACTGCAGATACAGTTAATTGGTTGAGAATCAACTACTTAAAAATGGATGAAGATGAAGCTAAACAAGTGGAGAAGAAAGGTATACCACTATTAGAGCAGTTAGTTAAAAACACAAAGGATGATAAAAAGTAAAACAATAACACATGAAGGGCTCAATGTAACAATGAATATAGATGTGGGTTCTTTAAAAGAGAAACTACTAGGGCCATATAGATATGCCTTGAAGGTACTTAAGAGTATGGTACTCAAAAGAGAAAGGTATATAAAAAAATTGCATAGGACTTTAAGGAAGAGGGATAATATTATATTTAATATATATGCCTCCAACAGGATATACGCTACATCCTCAGTAGACCTTAGCACAAAAAGATTAGTGATTCTTTCATATCTTTACAATACAGATTATGCTAAGCTAGAAAGGATAAGAGCTGATTTGAAGGTAGCCGGCACAGGAGTGTACGTTAAGCAGCTTGACCTGAACTTCCTAGTAAACAAAGGCCTTATATTGAAGGCAGAAGATTCTAGGTACTATTATATATCTGACATAGGAAAGAAGAAGATTGATTATGTATGCGAGCTTTGGAAGTCTAGTATGCACTACTTCTTAAAGAACAAAGCAAACAAGGGCACTACGATATTCAAGGTTGCGGAAAAAGATAAGAGGCCTCGTAGGATATTTACAACTGAACAGAAAGAACAGAAGTCTATTTGGTATAGAACTATGATGCAGCCTTTTTGGGAATCAAATATAAAGAGTATCCCTAGAGACTTAAATAAAAGAAGGGATGTACTTATAGCCTGGATGGATAATAAGAAGATGAAGGGTGAACCTATAGATAAGCTGCATTATGAATATCTGCAAAAATGGAGTAAATAATATATTATGAAAATAAAAAAGAAGAAAAAGAAGACTCCTTTCTTCTATCAGAACTATCCTTTGCCATATGTATCTGAGGATAAGGGTGGTACAAGTACAACGGTAGGAACAAAAAAAGGCGGAGCACTAGCAGCAGGAAAGCCTACTTCTAAGTAATTTTTCTTACATTTGTCTTAAATGTATTCTAATGACATATTCTAGCATGGAGGAATTGTTGCAGATGCACATGGATAAACCATCCCAAAAGAGAAAGAAGGATTATGGTTTAAAAGTTGCAAAAGGAATCTTCAACGGAGCCGACAGAAACTTTGATGGATTTTATGGTAAACGCTACAGACAGTGGCGAGCCAACCGTGAGTTTAGTTACGGTACAAATAATACAAAAGAATTTATGGACCTAATGAGGGTGGAAGGCAATCAGTCTTTTATCAACCTTGATTGGAGTCCTATTAAGATAGCTCCTAAGTTTGTTGAAATAATCTTAGGGCAATTTATGTCTAGAAGAGAAGTGCCTATTGTAAAGGCGACTGATGACCTTAGCTTTAATATTAAAGAACTAGAAAAACAAGAAGCAAAGTTTAGGCTTAAGAATAAAGAACAGATTCAAGCCTTAGAAGAAAAAATGGGCCACAAGATAGAAAGCCAAAAGTTCATGCCGGAAGATGAAGATGAACTTGCTTTGTATTTTGATTTAGAATATAGACTTCCCGAAGAGATACTTTTTGAAACAAAGATTAAAAAGGTATTAGATGATAACGATATTAATGTTCTTAAAAGACAACTGATTAGAGATATTATAGATTGTAATTTTGCTTGTACTAAGCTTTACTATGATGCTAATAATAATATAAAAATCAAAAGATGTAAACCTGAGAACTTAATATATAATGTATTTGAAACCGACAACGGTAAAGATATAGCTTATATAGGTTTGGTTGAGCCAATGAAGATTTCTACTATAAGAAGAAAATTCAATATAGATGAAGAAACATTATTCAAGCTTGCTCAGAAAGCTTCTAGAGAACTTAAGAGAAGTGAAAACCTTTATTGGAAAGACTCATACAAATATACAGAGCTTAGGCCCTATGACGACTATTCGGTATTGGTGTTCGACTTTGAAGTAAAGACTACCGATGTTGAATACTCTGTAAAGACTGAAAATAAATTTGGTAATTTATTAGTAGTTCCAAAACAAGGTAAGCCAGTAGCACCGGCAGGTCAGGAAATAAATGGAGAGGTTATAGAGTCTAAGAAAATGAACATCTACAATGGTATGTATGTAGTTGATACAGACATAATGTTGAAGTGGGATGTATGTGAAGATATTCCTAGACCATACGATAATACTGTTGATGCGTTTTTTAATTACTCAGTAATATGCCCTAACTCTAATGGTAGCTTAGTTCCTTCTATGATTGAGAAGGCTATGGGTCCTATTAGACAAATGATTGTTATTCGTTTAAAGATGCAGCAGTTGATTGCTACAATGAGGCCCGATGGTTTCATGGTTGATATATCAGGGCTTAGAGATGTTGATTTAGGTTTAGGTAATACAACAGACCCATTAAAGTTAATGAGGGTGTATGACCAAACAGGTAGGGTATATTGGGATTCAACAGGTGATGACGGAGAAAGAAAAGCACCCCCTATTCAACCTTTGGCTTCTAATGCAAACGTTGCTCAGTTGAATACTTTAGTTCAGCAGTACAACTTTGAGTTAGATAGATTAAGAGAAGAGATGGGTATATCAGAATATAAGGATGGTTCAAGTGTACCAGTTAAGACCGGACTTGGAGTAATGCAGAACCAAATATCTGCTTCTAATAATGCTATTGAATTTATATACGATGGCTACACTACATTGATGGAAGAGACTTGTGAAAAGATTTCAATGATGCTTTGGGATTTAGTTGTATTGAAAGCTTCTAAGTTCAAAGAGTTTGAAGGATATGAAATGAGTCTTATAGATATGACATTTGATGTTAAGGTTAATTTAATATCAGATGACAAACAGAGAGCTGAGTTACAGCAGTTAATGAATACAGCAGTACAGGCTGGAGCTATTACTTACGAACAGGTATTTAAGATTAAGAATATTGAAGATGTTAAGTTAGCTGAGTTATATCTTTCTCGTTCAATGAAGAGAGCTAAGAAGGAAGCAGAAGAGACTGCTCAAAAGAATGCTCAGATGAATGCTCAGATTCAGCAACAATCATCTCAGGCTAGTATGCAACAAGATGCTCAGTTAGAACAACTGAGAGCTCAGTCTAAGGTTATGGTTGAGAATAGCAAGGGAAGTGCTGATAAGGATTTAGAGTTATTGAAGTTTGCATCTGCTATGTATACCGTATCTTTGAATAGTGGGAAAGAAGTTCCATCTGATTTAAAACAAATGATTGATACTATATTGTCATCTGCAGTTCAAGAGAAGATGCAACAAGGCCAACAAACTCAGCAGGCACAGCAAACACAGCAAGCAGGAGGTGAACAAGAAGATGGCCAGGGTGAAGGACAAGAAGAACAAGATAATCAACAATAGTTTGTGTGTTTTTTTCATGTGTTAGGGGGAGGGTTTCTACCCTTCCCTTTTTTGTTTTTTGAATTACAAAACTTTCTATATATATTTGTGAATAGTTTTAGGACAAGTAAATCCCATAAACAAAAGAAATATGGAAAATAATGACATCGTTCAGGAGTATGCTGAACAACAACAAACGACAACACAAAGTTCTTCTAGTACAGACATACTTCAAGAGTATGCTAACTCTTTAAAAGAAAAAGAAGAAAGTGAAGAAGAAAACCATAGTAATGAATTTAGTCAAGATGATGTTTTAAATGACATATCTACAGATGTTTCACATGAAACATTTGAGCATTACGACGAAGCTTCTAACATTGAAATGAGTGATGAAGAAAGAGATGATTTTATAAATACTTATTTCTTTAATGGTCATGAAGCTAGTAATATTAGTGATGATGTTTTAGATGAAGAAGATTTCATCAGACAAAGAACAGGCGGTAGATATAATAGTTGGGAAGAGCTAGAAGATGTTTTGAATACTGATAATTCCCAAGTAGGTAAGTTTGAGAATGAAACAACTGCAGCTATTTACAATATGCTTGCAGAAGGAAAAATAAATGAGGTAGTAGATTTATTACAGAAGAAAACATTTGCAGATAGCTTAAAAGATAAGTCAGACGATGCTGTATTGAAGGCTTATATAAAAGCAAATAATCCTGAGTTTGATTCACAGGATATTGAAGATGAATATAATGAGAAATATGTTTTAGATGAATTTGCTTTTGACGACACTAAATTAAGAAGAGAGCAGAAGAAACTAAATCAAAGAATAAAGTTAGATGTAGAAAACGCTAAAGAGTTCTTTTCAAAGTCGGCTGAGGATATAAAATTTCCGCAGTACACGCAACCGCAATCACAACAAGCTGAAGAGTTTGATGATGCTGAATCCCAAGAAGAAAGGAGTAAGTTTTTATCTTCATTAAGCAATGTTGAAAAGCGTGTAAATAATCTTCCTTTCTCATGGAGGGATGATAAAACAAATTTGTCCGTTAATGGTAAGTTTGAAATTCCTTCACAGGAGTTATCAAAGTACCGTGAAGGGGCTGAAAATTTAGAAGCTTATCTTTCCTCTAAATACTACCAAGACGGTCAGTATAAAGGAGATGAACTTGTAAAACATTTGTATGTTGCGGATAATCTTGATAAGATAATCAGTTCTGCTGTTTCACAAGCGGTAAATCAGACAAGACTAGAGATTCTTAAAAAGAGCAAGAATATCTCAATTGACAATGAAGCGACTCCAACGTTTAGACCTAACGCATCCGATGAAGAGAGTAATATGTTCGACAAGCTCTTCATGGGACACTTAACCCGTCGGACCTAAAAAAATTAAATAATTAAATATGCCAACGAATACTTTCCCTAGTTATTCACAGTCAGGTATAGCATTATCAGCCGGTAACAGGCAGTTGCTAAATGACTTGAATATTTTTGACCGTTCTTTTGAAAAGAACTTAGTACGCAAATATGGTGCTGAAAACTATGCCATGGTTCAAATGGCTTTAGGTAATTCAGTAGTAGAAGCCAAGTCTGATAACCGTCAGTTCTACCATTATGAAAAACGTGGTTTACATCAGGCAGTTAAAGTTAAGACTGTTGTTACTGCTCCTGCTGCAGGTGCTGCTGTTACAGTTACTTTAGATACTGAGTCTTACTACAGTTCAGGTACAGAATCTCCAGTTCGTGTTGGTGAAGTTGTTCGTATCATGACATCAGGTCTTGAAGGACAAATCACTGCTATCAACAAAGGAACTGCTTATGCTCACACAGCTACAATCACTCCTTTACAAGCTGCTAATGCTTTTGTATCTGCAGGTTCATCTAACTTAGTTGCAGGTGAATATTTGCTTTTAAGAGGTGCTGTAAACGTTGGAGAACAATCAGGTAAATTAGATGGTATCTCTCCATTGTTAGATAAAATTTACAATACCACTACTGAACACCGTGATGATTATACAATCACTGACCGTGCTGATATTGAAAAGAATGAAGTTGATTTTGGTAATGGTCAATACTACTATTACTACTTAGCGATGGATGATATGAATCGTCGTTACATGAATCAAATGTTCTTTAAAGTAATGGAAGGAACTGCTGTAGATAACCTAAGCAATGGTACAGTAGGTACAACAGGTGTGTTACCAAGAGTAGCAGCTAACGGTACTACTATTCAGTACACTGCAGGTTCTGCTGCTTTGAGTGATGTTCATACTTTGACTCGTGCATTGAATTTCTATGGTGGTGCAGGTGAGTACCATTGGTTACAAGATATTTATCAAAGACAAGAAATTAACGACTTGTTATTTGGTAAATACAATAACGGTGCTATCCTTTATGGTTCAGTTGGTGGAAACCAAGAAGCTGCGGTAAGTTACGGATTTAGTTCTTTCACTATTGATGGTTATACTTTCCATTTCTTCTTGAACAATATGTTTAGCCCTGAATCTGTATACCAAATTGCTCCAGGTTCTTTGACTCCTGAAAAACGTAACTATGGTTGTTTGATTCCTCAAAAAATCAATAGTGATGCTAAGACAGGAAAACAATTCCCTAGCTTCCAAATCGTGTTCCAAGAAGTAAACGGACAAAGAATCCTTACTACTGAAACAGGTATGTTAGCTCCTCAGAACAAAACTACTGACGCTCAAAAGACCATTACAATGTTGTCTTTCCCAGGTGTTCGTACTTTTGCTGCTAACCAATACGCTATCTTCAAAGGTGTATAGTTTTTGAGTGATGAATAATTAAAAGGGCCCCCTTAAAAAAGGGGCTTTTTTTATGCCACAATGTCTTGAAAATATATGTGGCTTTTCTTTTGTTAGTTAGATATTATTAATATATTTGTAAAAAAATAAACTATGGCAAAATCACTATCCGAGTTGACAAGTAACTCAATCGGAACGGATTCAGCTCTAAAGTCAAAGAGTGCGTCTGTTAAAAAAATTAAAAAAGAACCTGAAATCTATGTATTTAGATTGGTGACTGAACACCCTAAGTATTATGAAGGCTCTAGTGTATTCCCTCCAAGAGTAATGATTTCTAATAAAGATGTTATTCTTTGGAATTTTGGTACAGAAGAAGAGCCTGATTTACAGCCTAGACAGATTAGATATGTAGATGGACTTAATAGTATATTTGTTGATGAGCAAGAAGTTAATGGTGCATTACCTGAAAATATTGCTAACAAACAAACAAATGAAATTGTATTTGAGAATGGACACCTAAGAGTTCCATCATGGAAGAAGCAGCTTATACTTTTCTTGAAGATAAATAATCAATGTGAGCAGCAAAAAAATAAGTTTAAAAATATTAATAACTTATATAGATTATTAGACTTTGTAAATACAGATGATAATGTTATTGACCTTGGTAAGAAGAAAGATAGAGCATATGATGTTGCTCGTTCTGCTTCCGAAGAAGATATGATACCTCATGCTAAGTTCTTGGGTATACCATTTACTCATCCGGCAACAGGAGAAGAAAGAGATATTGATGCTATCAGAGAAGATTACAAATCTAAGGCATTAGAATCTCCTGAGAAGTTCTTATTGTATGCTAACAATCCTAAAGTTAAGATTAGATTTATTGTAGAGAAAGCTCTTAATAACTCAGTTATTACAACAGGATTAGTTAAGGGTCAAGTGCATTGGGTTTTAACTAAACAAATGATTGCTGAGATACCTACTAATAAAAATCAGATAGATGCTATCGTTGATTATGCTAGTTCTACTGAAGGTGAAGCATTCTTAAGAACATTGAAGACTCAATTGTAATTAAAATATATTCCGTATATTTGTTAAAAATAACAAAAAAAAATAAAAAAAATGGCAGACGATAAAAAACTAATGATGAAATCTTCATCAGATTCAACAGGGATGGGTGAAAAACCAGACTATGCTAAATTGAAAAGAAGAGCAGAAGTTGGAGATAGTATAGGAAAATCTATTGCAGGTGAGCATTATGGTAAGATAGGTTTACTATTTAAGACAACTGCTAGTGTTGGAAAAGACGAAGCTGATTTTGCAGGACAGGGTCCTTTAAAAGGTGTTACTGTTAGGATTAATAAAGCAACTAAAAAAGCTCAGTTAACTCACGATGGTCAAACACAAGAAATGTCTATAAGCGAGTTAGGTGATATGACTTCTAAAGCTCACGGAGCATGGACTAAAAAATTAGAAGAAATATCTAAGTCTGCTAAAGCTCCTGAAGAAGCAAAGTCTGAAACTCCTGAAAACGTTAAAAAAATTAACGAGGCATTAAGAAAGAAGCAATAATCAATTATTAAGATAAGCAAAGTCCCTCGATTGATTTCGGGGGATTTTTTTGTATATTTGTGAAAATATCTACAATGACTGTTGACCAAGTATACTCCATATTAAAATTCATTGTTAGAAAAAATCAATTAGGTAGTTTACCTCCTGCTGAATTTGAATACGCATTTAATACAGCTCAAAGGAACTACTATGATTTTCTAGTAGGAAGAATAGAACAATACCAATATGGAAGACCTGTTCCTAGGGTAGGATTATCAATGACTGATAATATAGTTACTAGGCTAATGCCATTCCAAAAAACATCTACCCAAATACTTTCATCAGGTATTGTAACAAAGCCAAGTGATATTAATAAACTATTGGCTATGTATACACCAAGTAATTACCGTGTATATAGAATAGAGGAAGATAGATTTGCCGAAAGAATGCAAGACTCTATAGACCCTATAGATGAGAATAATGCTTTTTATATAGAAGAAAAAAGCTCATACCAAGTATACCCTACTACATTAACAAGTGTGGTTATTAAATATTTAACTACACCTACTGATGTAAAATGGAACTATACATTAGATGGAAATGGAAGACCTGTTTACACATCTACAGGTAGTGTTCAACCTACTTGGTTAGAAAATGATTATGATGAGTTAATAGCTAGAGCAGCTAAAATAATTGGTGTATCTTTGAAAGAGCCTAATGATGTTCAGTATGGCAATTCTGTAATACAAACCGGAGAATAATGGTAGTTACTACAAATCAAATGATAGATAGGGTTAGGAGAAGTTATTACAATAACTACCCTAGTGACTCTTCTGTGCTTACTGATAATGAGATATTGTTATTTATTAACGATGCAGTAGCAGATTCTATATCAAAACAGACTAATGAGAATTATGCTGTAACAGGTATAATGACTGTACCTGATGGTTATATAAGTACATTTCAAATAACATCTTTAGTAAAAGATGCTGACACAGGATTTTATACTTCTACAATACCTCATCCTCCTTTAGGACTACCTGATAACTCAGCAGTTCAAGGATGCTTTTTTGTTGGTATTAAAGGTCAAAGTAAGCCTGTAATATATGTATCATCTAGCCAAGTTGATTACTTTAGGTTTATGCCTTCTCCTCCAAAGGCTGCTTATTATTGGATTGAAGGTAATAAGATATTTATATATGTTAAGACTAATTTACCTGTAGGAACAAAGTTAAATGTTAGAATGGCTACCATGACTACGAGTGATTTAAACGCTCCTATTAATGTTCCACCTGATGCTATAGACTTTGTTTATAGTACAGTATTTGCTAAATTAGTACAAAGAAAAGGTTTCAATTCAGATGAAGTAACAGACGGAAAAGATAGAGTATAATGATAAACCAAGAAAATCAAATACAGAAATACGTAAAGCTTTCAGAGATTGTCAATATGTATATTGATGAAAGCAGAGGTACTACTAAGGACTTTAGAAGACTATGGGTACTTGCTTTCCGTGGTTTAACAGACCTTGGATTAGATGTAACATGGACTCCTAAGATAGACTTAATAAATGTTAACCCTAACTTGACTGTAGATTTACCTGATGATTACCTTGATTGGGTAAGAGTAGGTATATTTAATTCATTAGGTGAGTTAGCTACATTAAGAGTTAATGACCAACTTACTACATATAAAGACACTCATCCTAATAGGTTACAAGATATAGCTTCTTCTTTAGGTGCTGATATAAACTATCTTCAATATCCTTATTGGTATGGCTATTGGGATGACCAGGGTTATGAACATTACTTTGGTGCGGGTTCAGGGTTAGTGCAAGCAGGGGAGTGTAAAGTAGATGCTCAGAATGGAGTTATAATATTGGACCCTCAATTTAATTACTCTCAAATAGTATTAGAGTATATTAGCAGCCCTGTAATGGATGATGATTATACTATTGACTTCAAGGCTCAGGAAGCTTTAATAGCTTGGTTAAGATGGAAGGATATTCAGTCATTGCCTAGCACAAGACTTGTTAATATTAGTGAAAAAACTATTAGACAAAAAGAATATTACTCTCAAAAGAAATTAGCTAGAAAACGAATTAAACCATTCCGTTTACAAGTTGCTGAACAATATTTCCGTGAAGGAGAACGCTTAGCGGTTAAAGGATAATATATGCCAATAGAGAATAAGATATTTAACGGTATAATGAATTATGATGACCCTAATGATGCTTTACCTGCAAGGCATCATAGGACATCTAGTAATGCGATATTCAGGGGTAACCCTGGTAATACAAGAATGGAATCTACATTAGGTAACAGACTTGTAACTAATTCATATTTACCATCGGGTGTAAACCAAACTATAGGTACATTTTATGATTCATTAAATAATCGTGTATTTATATTTAATTATAATAGTTTAGGTCATAATGGTATATATGTTTTTAATACTCAAACAGAAACATTCCAAACCTTAATTCAATGCGGAGCAAACACAGATGGTGATATATTAGGGTTTAATTTAACTACACCTATTGATTCCATAAATTTAATATACGGTGATAATACTGATGGAGATTTATTATCTTTTGTAGACTCTTTAAAAAGACCAACAAAATTAAATGTAGAAAGATACTTAGCTAACACATATAGCTTTGTTAAAAGAAGTTATATAGATGTTGCGAAGATGCCTCCATCTAATCCAATTAAATCTGTTTACGCTTGTGATACAACTTATACAGGTAATAATTTAAAGAATGGTTTGTTTCAATTTATATACAGATTTGTATATGATGATAACGAAACAAGTGTTTGGAGTACAGGTAGTAAAACGGCTTTGCCTTTTTTACCTAACAATGATGGTACTGCCGGCAATGCTAAGTTTTTAAATAATAACATTAAAATGTACTTTGATACAGGAGATGTTAATGTTAAAAAAATAGAAGTTGCTTTTAGACAAACAAGAGAAGGTGCTACAAGTCTATATAGTTTAATACAATCTTTTGATAAGACTTTATTAAGTATCCCTAATAACGATTTATGGGAGTTTAATTTTTATAATGATGGAGTTTATATACCTGTATTAGAAACAGAACAAATACTTTTATTTGACTATGTTCCATTAAAAGCTAATACTCAGGAGTTATTAAATGGTTCAGTTCTTATATACGGTGGTATTACAGAAGGGTATGCTAACGTTCCTGTAACTGCTTCTATTTCTCAGTCTACTACAACTGATAATATAAATTCAAGAAATGGATTATTATTTTTTGCCGAAAGCATAAGTAGTAATTCTATAAAGATAGTTTTAGATGGTACAATAGGTTCAAGTGCCGGTACTTTGGCAGCACTACCTAATACTACTTTTAATGTTTATGCAAGGACATTATCTAATACAGATATGTCTTTTTATTATACTGAATCAACTCAGGGTATATCTTCTGCTATTGCAGGTTTATCAGCAGCAGCTATTGCAGCAGGGTATACAGTTACTACATCAACAAATTCATTAATAATAACACATAGTAATATTGTACTTTGTGGGACAATATACAGATATAATTATTCTACTATAGCTAATCCTAATTGGGATGTTTTATATACATTATATGCAAACTCTTCTTATCAATATGGTATTGTTTATTACGATGCAGATGGTAAGACAAATGGAGTAAATACATCAACAGGATTAAAACTTACTACTCAGGTAGGTGGAGCTTTTGAACCTGAGACACAAATATTAACTAAAAGAACTTTAACAATAAATAATACTCCCCCATCATGGGCTGCTTATTATCAAGTAGTAAGGACAAGTAACCTAAACTATGGTGATAAGGCTTTGTATTGGGTATCTAGTGGTTCTTTTTCTGATAAAGATGTATCAGTTGCTCCTCCTATAGGACAGCAGTATTCTTATTTAAGAATAGATAATATATACGATTACAATTTACAAATAAAGGCTACTGAGGGGGTTGTAGGTTATACTTTTACTACAGGAGATAGAGTTAGATTTATTAAGAGATTTAATGCACTTGGAGTACGGGCAAATGATTATTCAG